GCATTTTTCCCTGTAACAGATTCTACTCTTACAGCATCTCTCAGTAATGAACCCATTTGCTGAGAAAGCATCTGCACGTTCGCAGAATACTGTTGGACAAATGCCGTAGTTACATTTAATGACATAATATTTCCTTTCTATAACTACAGTTTCATTTAAGCTACTTTCGAGGTGCTACCCTTGCGGACACTTCTTTGATTTACAGACTCAATAGGTCTATCGTCTTTCCGATTGCCAGAAGGACTTGTTGGCAAGCTACCCTTCTTCACCCACTCGTAGTATTTATCTGCGAGTTCTTGGGGATTCTTTAAATCTCTTTGCGTTCCAAACTCAACCGCTAAACGCAAACATTCCATTCTAATATCAACTTCTTCCACTAACCATCTCATACAATTCGTTAACTTCTTGAACTTGTTTTTGTCTAGCTATTGGATTTTTTCTATCCCAATAAGGTTGAGATTTATCGTTCATAATGCTGTCAATCTTAGCCTGTGCATCTGCTGGACTCATTCTATAATTTACAGAACCCTCAGAAATAGTATCTTCTTTAGTTACTGATTTCTTAAAATCTCCAAACTTAGCAAATGCTTTGATAAATGACGGATGATTTCCTACCTTTGTTCCATCTTTAAGTTCCATGTCTAGTAAATCTTTACCTACCATATCTGCAACCGCTTGATTTGCTAACTGAACATTCTGCTCATAGTCGCCACCCCACTCAGCTCTTAATTGAGTTGCAACCTCTTCTCTTAACTTTTCTTGATCTTTTGATAAAGTTTCAGTAGAAAGTTGTATTTGACTTTTGTAGTAGTCTAAAATCCCTTGTGCTTGTTGAGTGTTTAAACCTAATCTATGAGCTATGTCTTGATAAGTATTAACATCTTGCTCTGTTACATAAACATTATCTGCTTGTATTTTATATCCATTAGGTTGTTCTGGTCTACCAAGTTTATTATAAATATTACTTAAATCCTCTTCTGTAGGATTTTTAGGTATTGGTATTTTATCAGCTCCTATTAGTCTTTGTGCGTTGACATAAGATAACGCTAAGTTAGGCAAATCCTTTATACTTTGTAGACTAGGATGCTCTCTTATTTCTTCTGGAAGTTGATTGCGAAAGTCATTTCCAGACCCACCACTTGCTGCTTCAGCAGGAGTTTCCATAGGCAAACTTGGCTGTACTTGCTCAGTTTGGGTTACCTGTTCTTGTGCTTCGTTCATTTTATTCCTCTTGTAACATGTTTAGTATATGAAGATAAACAGCTCGCTTACCCTCTTCAAAAGCCGTTCCATTACTATCGTTTTGAACATATGTCGTAACTCTATAGTTGCAACGCCCTTCTAAATCTTTTAACACTTTTTTTCCAGTTTCGGTAGTAAAAAGTTCTTTATACATATATTTTGTTTTTTCAATTTCCTGCACCAGCACCTACCATTCTTGCAGCTTGAGCTCCTTGTAATGCTGTATTTACATCTTCTTGCTCTCTTTGCCTTGCCATTTGTTGTTCTTGCATCTTCTGTCTTGCCTCTCTTGTTTCATTTATCTCAGCATTACTTCTAAGAACTGTTTTAGGCACACCTAAACTATCTGTTACATGTCTTACTAGACCATCAGCATCAAGGTGATCGCCAACTGGTAAACTTTGAGATAAAGGTAATAATATTTCAAGTGCCTTCATAGTAGAATTAAGAGAACTTGATTTTTGAACCTTAGCTAATGGAGACACATATTCGATATCAATATCTCTGCCTTGTAATATCTCAGGAGGCACAGATAACATTTCTTCTCGCAACATCAAAGCAAAAACTCTGTCTATCAAAGGTCTTAACATCTCATTCATAAGTCTGCCTAAAACTGGGCCGATAACCCTCATTCTCTCTTCTTGTCTTTGCACAACCTCTGTTGCTGTCATGTTAGGACTTGTACCACTAAGCAACTGATCTACATAAAAAGCACTTCTAATAGATTCTCTACGCTGTTGCTCCATGTTCAAACCAATGGGTATGTTTGCTCCTGTATTTAAAGGGGATATTGTTTCTCTTGTACCTGCTCTAAAAAAATTTAAACCGCCTGGTTGAGTTCTTACAGGCAAGATGAAGCCATCATCAGGCACTAACAATGGAGGATCAATTTGTTTCTGTGCTGCCTGTATGATGGTCTTACTCATCAAGTTCAACATTTTCACATCTGCTAAGGCAGTCATGGCAGGGGAACGACCCATGATCTCACCTGTGCTTTTAAGAAAACGAGGAACTACATAAGGAAACTCCTCAAAGCCACCAATAGATAAAAACTGTTTTGTTTCCATATCAATATAAAATGAAGCAAAAGGCATGTTCTGATTGTCTGGTTTTTCAGGATTTCTATCCATTCTAGGCAACACTACATGCACCAACTCAACTTCTTCATCTGGAGTTTGCTCAAACTTTTTCTTTAAATATTCCGTTAAGTTATCCATTCCAAATCTTTGAGCAACTTGTCTTACTGGTGTTTTATACTTACGAAAAACTGTATCAACCAAACCAAATTGATTTTCTTGAATAAAAAATTCGGAAATGTGTCTAGTTGAAAAACGAAGTTGCTTATCATCAATCTCAACAAACATGCAAGCAGTACCAAACACAACTAAATCAACATACATACCATGCACTTCTGTTTCAAAATTTGATCTATTAAAAGCTCGCATCATGCTATGAGAAGAGCTTTGCAACCACTCTTTTACCTCATCATCTCGACCTACATCTTCATCTTTCATATCTAAATGAAACCAAGAAGTAGCCCCTGAAGTCAGCATCCCATGTAAAGCTGATGATAAAAGGTCAACTGCCTGTAATGCTGTGCCATCAAATATAAGTTCAGTTCTTTTTTCGCCACGACTTCTTTTTCTAACAATATCAGATTTTTCTGGCAACATATAGTCTGCTAACTCTTGATAATGTGTGTTCCAATACTTGCGATATGTTTCTAAATAATTTAATCGACTAATAAGTTCTTTTGCAAAGTTTGCCATTTTTTATCCTAATAATGTGGGTTTACCTGTTGGAGTTTGTTCTTCCTCAGCAGTCAAACCAGTTACTATAGTTGATCCCCTGCCTCTTCTTCTCCTTCTTTCATCCGCTAAATTTTCTTCTGACATAGCCGCTGCCCTTTGCGTATCTTCATCACTCACTCTAGCTGGTGGAGGCGGAGGTGGCGGTGGTGGAGGTATATTTACCTCTGGTCTTAAAAATGACATTTTATTCTCCTAAACAACTGATCTTTCTCCTTTGCCTCTTGTCAACACACCATAACCTTCAATAAAAGTTCCAGCCTGTCCAGCACGTCTTGTTCTTTGTGTACCCCGTGTACCTCTAGGCATTGTTGCAACATCTATAGTGGCATCATCAGGTACAATTTCTGGTGTTACTTCTGGTGTAACTGAACCAACTTGAGGACTTTGTGGGTCAGAATTATTATCCTCAGCAGGTTGACCTAGTGCAACCTCTGGCTTGCCACTAAATCTTCCCTCTCTAAAAACACCTACATAATCACCGCCCTGATCTCTAACAATCGTACCACCTCTTCTAAGTTCTCTTGCTTGCTGTTTGAGTGCAAGCTCTCTTACCATTGTCAACCCTATCCCTATAGTGCCACCAACTGTTTTAGGTATGCCTGTGTCAGTATCTCCTATTTTAATAGTTTCGCCTCTTTTTTGATTTAAAAAATTTTGAGTTTCTGCTTCTCGTTCTAGTTTTCTAGCTTGTAGGTTTTCTGCAAGTCTTGTAAAATCCTCTGGCATTTGATCTCCAGATTCGGTTTTCTTGGTTGAAGTTGATGAACCATTATTATTTGCTGGACTACCACCCAATTTATCTCTCCTTTAGAAAATGAAAACCAATTTTAGGTTTTGTTTGTCTTAACCAATACCCACATTTGTAGCCTTGATTTCTAAAATAATATTTTAAAAACTTCATACCTTTTAAGGTATAATCTTTTTTTGAAATAAAATCAACAACCCAAACATTTTCTCCTTTGCCATCATATCCCTCTTGTGGAAAATGTTTAGTGCTAATGTATGTATTTACCTGTTCGTGATTAGGAAATCCCCATGTAACAAACATAACTGGATCGTTATTATCTTTTAAAATTTTATATTGATCTAACAGCATAGGTGTCATCACACATCTTTTTATCTCTTCCATACGCCATGTTTTATGCAACTCGCTAGTATTTATTAAATACATAATGTCATTTAACTCATTCATGCAAAAATATTGTAATCGTTATTCGCTATTGATTGAGGTGGTTTAATATAAGTTTTCCTGTTTTCAATCCCAATCGCAAGATAACGAAAAGCATCTGCTGCATGAGATGTATAATCATGTCTTGGTTGATCTCTAAATCTTTTTTTCTTATCATCATATTCCTGTCGATATTGTTTTAACATCTCTAAACCCTCATGGCATTTATCTTTGTCAAAATAACATTTCGGCATAAGTAATCTAGCAGCGTTGATACCATCAGCAACTTTCATTTTCGAAACCACTTTAAAACGAATACCCAAACTAAATGCTGTTTCCAACCTGGATTTTCCTGACCCCAATTCTCTAATCTCAATATCATGTGGAGCATGATGAGTTCCATAGTGATAATCTTTTTTACGAAGTACCTCCGCATAATGGTTAAGCCCAAAACCTGTATTTTCATAATAGTCAATAACATTAACAGCTCCTCCTCTGTAAGTTTGTGCAAACCAAATAGCAGTTGAATCATTTATTCCTAAATCCCATGCAGTGTCTACAGGCAACGCAGGGTCATAAGGAACTCTAGTTAAACGACCACCATCTTCAGCCTCCACTAATAAACGACCATAGTAAGAGCCGATTATCGCTGCGGTGAAAGAACATTCATACTCTTGTTCATACTGCTCTTGTGTCATTTGAGATTTTGCTGCTGATAATTCTGTGTCCTTAACTAATCCAGTTTCACTTGCCTTTGCTATCTTCCAATACCAATAATCAGAACTTTCCTGAGTTTCACTTTTAGCTTGTGTTAATATTTCATAAAAATGATTATGCCCATTAGGCGTACCTAAAAATATAGCAGCACCCTCTCTATCGGATAGGGCAGGCCTTACAACCTCCCCCCATACTCTAGGATTCTGCATCCCATACTCGTCAAAAACACACAAGTCTAAATAAATCCCCCTAAGAGCATCCGGATTCTCCCCCGACAATAACATAATACGACCACCATTAGGAAAGTCTGCCCTAAGTTCCGTTTCGTTAAACCTTACGCCAGGTATAACACCAGCATAATATTTAACATAATCCCAACTAATTCTCTTCGCTTGACTGAAAGTAGGAGCAACTAAAGCAACTCTCGGCCGTGGTAAAGGGCAAGTTAAAGCATGTTTTATCATGTGATTGACCGCAAACACAGTCTTGCCAAACCTTCGGTGCATCACAAGCACATTCCAACGCTTTAAATCTCTGTGCATCTCAGCCTGTAAATTTCTCGGTTTATATGGTATCTTTATTTGCATCTGTTGTTTCCCATACTACTCTCAAAGTACCATCACTTACCTCAACACCAGCACGTTGCTTTGCCTCACCAAATCTCTCAGGTAAAACCTTTTGCACTTTCCACCTTATATGTGTTGCATAATCTCTTAACAAGTTAGGGTCATACATCTTTCTTTTGTGTAATGTATCTTGAAACATGCCTTCTAACTCTTCTAATGCTTTCTCAGCAGCCTGTTTCTGTGCTGTGCGTACTACACCCTTTAAAACTTCGTCTTTGTCCATATGACGATAAAAAGTGGCACGACTCACCTTCTCGTCTTTACATGCTTGATATAAACTATATCCGTCTGTGATCTTTGTTACTATCTTATTCTTTTTATATTTGCTTAGTGGCATGTGTGTGTTTCTATGGTGTTATTAATACATATATAGTCTGGGCAGGCGTGCGTGGGGGGGTGCCCGCCTGGCAAACGCCCGCCCACCCAAATATATTTGTTGCACACAAACAACACAATATTTTTGTAATTAATATTTATTTTATTTTGTTTTATGTCCATCATATTTTTATTTCTCATCCTGGTAGATTTAATCAAGAGGTGTATATTCTCATCTTACCTTATATTGCTGTATGTATTGTATCAATATGTACATATAAAAATATAAAATTACAAACTATTTTAAAAAAAATATAATTATTTGTTGACATGTATAAACCATTGGTATATAAAGAAACCAACAACAACAAATAGGAGATATAAAAAATGTTAAAATTTAAAAGAATAAGAATAAAAGAAGAAAAAAGAACTTTAGAACATTCAGATTTTTCTTGGGATTATTATCTTGATTATGTTGGAAGATATAATGGAAATAAACTTATTGGAATATCAAAACATGAAAGAAAATACTTTGATAAAGGAAATGGTGTCAAAGGAGGTTTTTACATGAATGACATAAATAAATTTTCTAATACTTTCCAAAAGGCAAAAGAGATTTTAGAAACTGTTAATTTTCAGGAGAAATAAAAAATGGCAATCACAAGCACAATATCGTTATCTAAGTTTAGAGATTACTTTTATAAATCAGATCAATACAATAATGCTTTTTCCTACAAAGGGTTAGAGAAACTTTATAATTATTTATGGCAATATAGCGAAGATGTTGGAGAAGATGTTGAGATGGATTATATAGCATTTTGTTGTGAGTATTCAGAATATCAAAATTTAGAGCAATTTCAAATTGATTACGGAGAAGAATTTGAAACCATTGAAGATATAGAGAAAGTAACAACAGTTATAAAAATAGATAAAGAAAGCTTTATAATACAACAATTCTAGTAAGCCTTGAAAGCTTGGATCAATGCCAAGCTTTTGAGATTTACTTGAGTAAATCACAACAACAACAAAGGAGTTTAAACAATGCAAACAACAAACGATTATATTAAGACAATAACTATACCTTACATAGTTACGGCTGGCCATGGTTATATAAAAATATCTTATTATGACTTAAAAGGCTTTAATATTAAATTAAATGAATTTTCTAATTTTAGTTTTTATAATCCAAGTAATGCATGTGTATATCTTGAAGAAGATTGCGACGCTAACAAATTAGTTAAACTTTTAAAAAGTAAAAAAATAAAAATTAATTTTCAAACAATTAGAAAAGACAATTTTTATCCAAGAGACAATAAAAACTTTTATTATTTAAATGAAGTATCGGAAGGACTTTAACAATGAAACAATCTAAAATCAAGTTTGTATGGAATGACAACTATAACATGAATTGTGATATTAAAGATCTTACAAAGTTAGGTTTTGTTAATTCAACATACAACAATGACCTTGCACCATCTTACAAAAATAAAAAAGGTAATATTCAAATATTCTTTTTTGATCTTGAAGATGAAAGCATCAAGATTGAAAGCATTGATTACAAGTATTCAATAGTGAAATTAAACAAACATGGAGAATATTTAAAAGATATAGGTTTAACTAACTCATTTGATGAAATGGTTGAGCTTGTAAGAAATGCGGAATAACAACAACAAACAATAATCGGAGAATATTATGAATAAAAAAATTAGTGAGAAACAAATAATTGCAATATTAGATAATAAATTAATAAGTTTTGTTAATGAAGAAACTGCAATAAAAGTTTTTAATTATGCTTTTGGGGAAGATTTTATGAAAATTGAAACCAAAGACAAAGAGGTTGATTATATTATTGGTAACATGAGAAAACGATAAGAATTTAACTAAAAAGAAAGAGATTTAAATGAATAGATTTTTAAAATTACATATAGATAATGCAAGTAAAGAATTACATAAAAGAAATATGTTTAATTTAATAATAGAAATTACTTTTTTGTGTGTCTTTATTATCACAATTTTATATTTTCTAATAATTGCCTAACAACAGGCTTTAACTAATTTTAGGTAGTATCACACCAGTACTACCTAAATACACCCCTACAGGGTGCTTAAATCGTTATTAAACAACATATAATAGTTTCGGCCTGTATAATAATGAATTTACTTTAATAAAAATAATACCAGGAGAAAAAATGATTATTGATAAAACACTAACCAAAGAGCAGTACAAACAAATAAGAAAATATTTGCAATATTCGCAAGAAGAGTTTGGAAAAATGCTAGGTATAAATAAAATATCTGTATCTAGGCATGAAAGAGGAGAGAGAGAAATAAGTAAAACTCTTTCCATTCTTATCAATAGAATCTACCAGGACGAGAAATAAACATATATTGTAATATATATTACTATAATATACTCAAGTAATATCTTTTAAATAAATTAAGTATCTTATAATATTATAGTAATATATAT